AAAGCTGGTCGATGTATACGTCCTTTCCGGCGAAATATACATCCTCGATGGCCGTCGGGTCGTGTTCGTATCCGAAGTCGATGGCCCTGAACTTGTGCCTCCTTGCCTCTGCCGGTATCTCCTCCACCTGGTCCACGTTCTGGAACACAAGGCCCTCGATAACCGCCTGCAACCCCAAGCCGTACACGCGCCACAGGTTCTGATTGCTCGTCCGGTAGCTCTCGATCTCTTCAATGATCGTTTGCGGGAGGAATGGATTGTCCAGATAAGTCGTCTGGAAGTGGTATGTACGCGGGTCGAGATTGAGGGTGCAGATCCAATGCTCCTCATCAAAGGAGGGATTGTAGTCCACGATGGAGAACATCGTGGTACGCATCTTCAGCTGCTTCCATTCAACCTCTGTCAGTTCATTCACCTCATTGACATACAGGATGTCGCGCTTTCGGCCGCGGAGTTTCGTCTCGTTATCGCACGAAAAAAACTCGATCCAGCTCCCGTTCGGGAATGTGAATACGAGTTCGGACTTGTTGAATTGCTTTTTGTCCCAAAGGCAAAACTTGTCGATGATCTCGTAGAAATCCTGCAGGACGGAACCCTTCAGGGCGGGGAGGGTCTTTCGGACGATGGAAACCTTGGTGTGGGGGTGGTGGCGGCAGTAGTCGATGAGCCAAATAACTGTGTTGTACGTCTTTGAGCTACGAGCTCCCCCTTGCTCGGACACGGTCGTAAATCCGGAATCCAGGCCATGCTGAATCTCGGCGTATACCCGCGTCGTTTGAACGTAGATGGGTTTGACGGCGGGACGGACGGTATTAGCCCTCCTGGGTGGCATCGGCCTCCTCGTCCGACTTTCTCACGTGTTCCCGGCGGTCGATGATCTCAACGACGACCGGCTGCGCCACCGGTGCAGATATCGTCTCCCCATTCGACGTAATGTCCAGCGTCTCGGCGAAGCCCTCGTCCCGGCCCAGCTTCCCGATCAGGTACCGGAGCATCTGCCCGTCTGGCTTCTCTTTCCACCCGGTGACAACGTTCTTCCCGTTGACCTTCTTTGTCTGCGGAATTCCCACCGCCAGGAGCCTGGCGCTTTTCAGGCACTCGTCCAGCAGTTTCCCATTGTACTCCGCGAAACACGCCTGAAACGCCGGGTCGGCCTTGCACCAATTGTTCACCGTAAGCCGGTTCACGTTGAGGGCTTTTGCCACCTCGCCGCGTGCACCCTTAAGGGCCTCTACCACCTCGCGGAACTTTTTGAGGCTTGGTTTTTTTGTTGCGTATGGCATTTCTTATCGTTTTACAATATGGTTGTTAAATCTGTTAAACGGTTTTTTGATCTCTTACGGCTGGATTACCTCATACTTGTTGCACATCACGCCCAGAAGGGCCGTAACTTTGACTCGGCCGCTTTTCTTTCGCGGCTGGTAGGACAGGTCCACGAACTGCTCGTGGTCGGCCAGGATGCGGAAACAGAGGGATTCCACGGCCTTGCAAATGGCCTCCGGGACTTCCTTTTCGGTAAGCACCACGCTTCCGTCCAGGCAGCGCACGGGTACCTTGATCTTCCGCATCGCTTCGGTGTCTTCTTCCGGGACAATGATGGTTCCTTTGAGGACGGCGAAGTCCTGCTTGTTCTTAAATGCCCTGCGCCTTTCGCGCCAGCGCCTGATGCCTTCAAACATATCTCAGTCGGTTTAATAGTCGGTTACCTTTTTCTGCGTTCGTTTCAGATTGCGAAAGCCCGGCGTTCAGCCCGGCTTTCTTTGCCCGTAGCGCCCTTCATGATCTACGGTTGGGACATCGTTCGATCTCGAAAACGCAGGCGCTAAATCAGCCCCCATTCCGCGAACTTCTCAAAGCCCCCGATGCGCTTGATGTAGTTGCTGGCGATCTTGACGATCGTTCCATAAGGAATCCCACCGATTTTCTCGTCTCCGATGGCGCAGAACATCTTGACCGGGCGCCCGGTAGATTGTGCCTGCAGGTGGGCGAAGATATTGACAGAGACGTCGGCCTTGGAGAGGTCTTTCCCATGCAGGCCGCCGCCGGTGACTGCGTCGCCCATGTCGGAGCCGAGCTTGCGGTTGGTAGCTCCGGTGTCGACGTCCGGGCCGCCGGTCCAGGAACCCAGGGGGTTGATGACGGCCTCGGGGTAGGTCTTCCGAAGTTCCTCCTCGTTGGCATTGGACTGGCAGATGATCAGGTCGTGGTCGATGCCATTGTCGCGGAGATTGAAAACGTACTTCCCGTCCGTCGGGTATTGGGCGTAGATTTCCCGGGCGATCTCCGAGAGGGTCTTTTGCTCGACCGTGACGGGCATTCCGCAGAAGATGCCATTGTCCCCGCAGCGAACCTTCCCGCGCTGGTTATCAGCAAGGTGGGGGTCCTGGGGGACCTGGACGAAGTCGACGTCGATTGCCCGAGTGCCGCACACCCGTTCTACCACCACTCTCACCTCATCATCCCCCAGGACGACGCTCGTTTCCGCGATGATGTGGCACTTCCCGTGCCCGAGAAGGACCTCTACCGCAATGCGCGGTGACTCCTGGGCGCGATAGGCGAGATCAACGATGGCTCCGGCGATCCTGTCGGCGAGCTTGTCCGGGTGTGATGGATTGACTTTTTCAAACATGTTCTTGCTTCTTTATTTGATTCTGTATTTCTTGAGATTGAAACCACGCGGAAGGAGGTACTCGTCCTCTCCGGCCCCGTAGATGTATGCGACCGGCGTTCCCTTGGGAATGAGGTAGGCGTGAAGGTGCTTGGTGTCGTTGCGGAACTTGTCGGCGTCGTACACACTGCGAGAGGTGGAAACGTAGCCCTTCCAGGTCCCGCTGTCCTCCTTATCGATGCCCCGGAACACCACCGTGTCCTTCTTGAGCTTGGTCTTCTGCATCGCCTTGTCGATCTTGGCGATCGCATCCTTATCTTTGGCGGATAGTGTGCCATTCCCGTTCAGCGCCTGGTTGATGTGGTCGTAACCAATGTGCCCCGCGTAGTAGGTCAGCGCATCCGCCTCCTCCTGGGTGTACTTGGAGTCGATGGAGAGAGGATTCTTCCGAGCATCGTAGATCGCATCGTGGGCCTTGCGGTAATCGTCGTCCGAGAGGTTGTCAACCTCGCCGGACTGCACAAGCTCTATCCAGCGGAGTTCGGCCTTTTTGATCTTGTCGACCGCTTCAGCCATCGGAGCCTTCTCCTCCTGTGCCGCCATTTGTGCGCTCTGCAAACCCTTTGGGCTACCGCTCTTGGACGCACGCGTTCCGCCTGATCCCTTAGCCATGATTACTTCTTCTTAAGTTTTTTTACAATCGGGTCGATCAAAAGTTCGAAAATCGGCCCCTGCTGCCCCTTGAAATCCCAAAGACCGTAATTCTTCGGATTGATCTCCTTGTTGATCCCGTTTTTTGCGTCAAACCACTGCTGGTTGTTCGTGTTCACTTTACGGCCAAAGCTCTCCTTGCCACGGACGTCTCCGAACTTTTTATCCAAATACTCCGCTGCCGCCCTCAGCCTCTCGCTCCCGTAGTAATTCTCCATCCCCGACGCTTTGATGAACCATTTCCCCGCAAATCCAAAAAACGGATACCACTTTCCGGGCGGGACATCCTCTTTCCCTCCCTTCCCTGTTGAACAGTAAAACGGCACCTTCTGATCACCAAAATCCATCATAACAATTTTGCGTCCGGCGATGTCGATCGCTTTGTCCTTTCCGTCTCCGATTGTCATCGAAACAATATGGCCACGGAATTGGGCATCATAAGCATTCGCGGACAGACCGTCAATGCTTTGTGCCCCCTTCGGTCCTGCCGTCCTTGTTCCACCACTTCCCTTTGCCATACTCTTTCCTCCTTATTTCGAATACTCTGTTTCCAACTTTGCAATCACGAATCCGAGTGCCGTCAGCCTCGCCCGTCCCAAATCATGGTACATCGGGTTCCCGCACTCGCCAATCTTTGCACCCGGGATTCCATCTTCATCCTTCCAGTCCCGGATCTGCGTGAAAACCCCACGGACCAGGTCGGCCACCTTCTCCACCTCCGGCTCCCCGGAGAGGATCAGGTAGAATCCCGTTAGGCATCCCATCGGCCCGAAATAGATCACACGGTCCGCAATCGGCCCGTTGCGCAAAATTGTGGCCCCCAGGTGCTCGATCGTGTGCGCGGCCGCCCCATCCATCGCCGTGGCCCATGAAGGCCGCACAACGCGAATATCGTAGGTCGTAACGGCCTGGTCTCCCACGCGGTCCACGCGGGAAACGTACACGCCCCTTTTCAGACGCGTGTGATCAACCTGGAAACTTGGGATAAGGATATTAGCCATTTTTCTTGATTGTTTCTTCGTACTCTTTCATGCTGCAATTGTCGCTCACCACCTTGACGGCCTGGACGTTCGTAAAGCCCATCCCCAGGATGAAGGCGAGCTCCATATCGAACACGCAGTGCTCCATCTCCGGGTTGCCCCCAAAGTCCGTGATCGTGTGGCACGTGACAAGTTCCCCTGGCAGGGGACTGCAGTATTTTTCATCTGCGTCTGGCAGCTCGTATTCCGGCTCGTTGTATTCTCCAGCCACCGGATGATACAAGTCGCAGAAGTCAATCGGGAGACGGGTTCCTATTTCGTATCTCCCGGCCCCGCAATATCCCACGTTGACGATGGGTGTATCTCTCGGGTAGTCCTTCAGCGCCTCCATGACGTTCAGCGCTCCGATCCCCGTAATGAGGACCGGGCCTTCCCAGGTCACAAGATTCAACTCGTCCCGGGTGGCGATGACTGTCAGCCTTCTATCTTCTCGGCCTTCTTTCCCGTATACTTTTCCCATCGGTCAACAATTACTGATGCGTAATGCTCGTCAAGTTCCATCGCATACCCGATCCGCCCGGTCTGCTCACAGGCGATGATCGTGGTGCCACTTCCGCCAAAGCTGTCCAGCACCCGGTCCCCCTTCTTCGAAGAGTTCTGGATCAAGTAGACAAATAGCGGGATTGGTTTCATGGTCGGGTGGAGTTCGCTT